ATAGTGCTAGTGCTTTAGCAACTCAACAATCTATCAAAGCTTATGTTGATGCTCAGGTAACAGCACAAGACTTAGACTTCCAAGGTGATTCAGGTGGAGCATTATCTATTGACTTAGATAGTGAAACTCTTGATATAGCTGGTGGTACAGGTATAGATACATCAGGTGCTGGTAATACATTAACAGTTGCTATTGATTCTACTGTAGCAACTTTAACAGGCTCACAAACTTTAACAAACAAAACAATAGATGTAGATAACAATACGTTATCTAATATAGAAGTAGATAATCTTAAGTCTGGAGTTTTAGACACAGATATATCTTCAGTTGCAGGTACAGATACAACACTTGCTTCAGCTAAAGCTATTAAGACTTATGTTGATGCTCAAGTAACAGCTCAAGATTTAGATGCTACTACTGATAGTGGTACAGTTGCAATAGACCTGGATAGTGAAACATTAACTATTGCAGGTGGAGAAGGTATAGATACTTCAGGTTCTGGCAATACAATTACAATCACAGGTGAACTAGCTACAGAAACAAATGCTGGTGTTGCTACTTTTGATGGTACTGACTTTACAGTATCTTCAGGAGATGTAACTTTAAATGCAGAAAGAATACAAGATATTACTGGTGCAATGGTATCAGGAAATACTGAAACAGGTATTACACTTACTTATCAAGACTCAGACGGAACATTAGATGCAGTAGTTAACCTAACACCATTTGATACTGGAGACTTAGCAGAAGGTAGTAACTTATACTATACATCAGCTAGAGCTAATTCAGATTTTGATACTAGATTAGCTACTAAAGACACAGCTAATCTATCAGAAGGTAGTAACTTATATTTTACAAATGCTAGAGCCGATGCTAGAGCTGACGTAAGAATAGCAGCTTCTACAACAGATGACCTATCAGAAGGTTCAAGTAATTTATATCACACAACAGAAAGAGTACAAGACATCGTAGGTGCTATGGTTTCTTCTAATACTGAAAGTGGTATTAGTGTAACTTATGAAGATAGTGATGGTACTTTAGATTTTAATGCAGATGATTTTACAATTACATTAGGTGGAGATTTATCTGGTAATGTAACTATTTCAGATTTAGCTAATGGTACATTAAATGCAACAATAGTAGCTAATGCAGTTGCTCTAAGTACAGATACAACAGGAGACTATGTTGATAGTCTTGTAGCAGGAACTGGTGTTACTTTAAGTAATAACTCAGGCGAAGGTGCTACACCTACAGTTGCTATTGGACAAGCAGTAGAAACAAATTCAGATGTAAACTTTGCTACAGTTACAACTACAGGTAATGCTACCATAGGAGGAAACCTAACTGTAAATGGAAGTACCACAACACTTAATACTGCAACCTTAAATGTAGAAGACCAGAACATAACACTTAACAAAGGTTCAGGAGATACATCAGGTTCAGCAGACGGTGCAGGTATTACAATTCAAGATGCTGTAAATGCTTCTACAGATGCAACTATAGCCTGGAGTGCAGCTAATGATAACTTTGTGTTCTCACATGAAGTAGTTGCTCCAAGTTTAGATATATCAGGTAATGTAGATATTGATGGTACATTAGAAACAGATGCTTTAACTATTAATGGTACAGCTTCAGTTCCTTTTGAATCTGCTGACCATAGTAAGTTAGACGGCATAGAAGCTAATGCAACAGCCGACCAAACAGCTAGTGAAATCAGAACATTAGTAGAGTCAGCAACTAACTCCAATGTATTTACAGATGCTGACCATAGCAAACTAAATGCAATAGAAGCCTCAGCTACAGCAGACCAAACAGCTAGTGAAATAAGAGCATTGGTAGAAAGTGCCTCTGACTCAAATGTATTCACAGATGCAGACCACACTAAATTAAATGCAATAGAAGCAAGTGCTGATGTAACAGATACTGCTAATGTAACAAGTGCAGGTGCATTAATGGATAGCGAACTTACAAGTATCGCAGACGTTAAAGCATTAGACCAATCAGTAGTAAGTGGGGCAACTCCTACATTTACAACTACTAACTTTACTGATGCTACAAACAAAAGATTAATGACTGATGCTCAAGAAACAAAACTTGACTCAGTTGAAAGTGGTGCTACAGCAGACCAAACAGCATCCGAGATTAGAACATTAGTTGAAGCAGCAACAGATTCAAATGTGTTTACGGATGCAGACCATAGTAAATTAAATGCTATTGAAGCAAATGCTACAGGAGACCAAACTGCTAGTGAAATAAAATCTTTATATGAAGCTAATTCAGATACAAATGCATTTACTGATGCAGATGAAAGTAAGTTAGATGGTATAGAAGCAAATGCTACAGCAGACCAAACAGATGAAGAAATACAAGATATAGTAGGTGGAATGCTTACTGGTAATACTGAAACAGGTATTGCAGTAACATATCAAGATGGTGACGGAACAATAGATTTTGTTGTAGCCTCACAAACAGATGAAAACTTTACAACAGCAGACCATGCTAAATTAGATGGTATAGAAGCTGGAGCTACTGGCGACCAGACAGCAGCAGAGATTAGAACATTAGTAGAAAGTGCTAGTGATTCTAATGTATTCACAGATGCTGACCATGATAAGTTAAATGGTATTGAAGCAAGTGCTGACGTTACAGACTCAGCAAATGTTGGTAGTGCCTTAACAGGATTTAGTACAGCAACTGATGCAGTAGCAACAGACTTAGTTGCTTTCTATGATGTCTCAGCAAATGCTTGGGAAAAAGGAACTATAGAAGATGTAGCTTTACAAGGTACAAAAGGACAGAAAGGTGAAGGTGGAGTTCTTGGTTCTAAAGGCCAGAAAGGTGAAGTAGGTGTTACAGGAGATAAAGGCCAGAAAGGTGAAGTAGGTGTTACAGGAGATAAAGGCCAGAAAGGTGAAGTAGGAGCTACAGGTGCTAAGGGTCAGAAAGGTGAAGTAGGTGCTGCTGGTTCAAACGGAACGAATGGTGCAAACGGAGCTAAAGGACAAAAAGGTGAAGTAGGAGCTACAGGAGATAAAGGACAAAAAGGTGAAGCTGGTGTTGACGGAGCTGCTTCAGATGGTACTAAAGGACAGAAAGGACAAAAAGGTGAAGTAGGTGCTACAGGTGCTAAGGGTCAAAAAGGTGAAGTAGGTGCTACAGGTAATAATGGTTCAAATGGTTCTAAAGGCCAGAAAGGTGAAGTAGGAGCTACAGGTAATAATGGTTCAAATGGTTCAGATGGTTCTAAGGGTCAAAAGGGTGAAGTAGGAGCTACAGGTTCTGGTGGAGCTACAGGTTCTAAAGGACAAAAAGGACAAACTGGTGCTGAAGGTTCTGATGGTTCAAACGGTTCTAAGGGACAGAAAGGTGAAGTAGGAGCTACAGGTAATAACGGTACAAACGGAGATAAAGGCCAGAAAGGTGAAGTAGGTGCTAAGGGACAAAAAGGTGAAGTAGGTAGTACAGGTAGTACAGGTAGCACAGGTTCTAAAGGGCAAAAGGGTCAAGAAGGAAACTTCGGTGGTCAAACATTTGCTTATGACTTTGATACAGGTACTTCAGATGCAGACCCAGGTAATGGTGAATTAAGATTAAACAATGGTACTGTATCTAGTGCATCTGTTCTATTTATAGATGACCAAGATGCAGGTGGTACTGATATACAAAGTTATCTAAGAACTATTGATGATAGTGATTCTACTATTAAAGGTCATGTAAGAATATCAAACAAATTAGATGCAACAGACTTTGCTCTATTTACAATTAGTGGTTCTATAACAGAAGCTTCAGGTTACTTTAAAGTTCCTGTAGCTCATGTTAGTGGTTCAGCATCTTCATTCTCAAATGGTGAAGATTTAATTGTAACTTTTGCAAGAACTGGAGACCAAGGTGATAAAGGTCAAAAAGGTGCAACAGGTTCTGGAGGAGCTACAGGTTCTAAAGGACAGAAAGGTGAAGTAGGAGCTACAGGTTCTGCTGGTTCTAACGGTTCAAATGGGTCTAAGGGTCAGAAAGGTGAAGTAGGTAATACAGGAGCTACAGGAGATAAAGGTCAAAAAGGACAAACTGGTGCTACAGGTTCTGACGGTAGTAACGGTAGTAACGGTAGTAAAGGACAAAAAGGTGAAGTAGGTGCTACAGGTTCTGCTGGTTCTAATGGGTCAAACGGTTCTAAGGGACAAAAAGGTGAAGTAGGTAACACAGGTGCTACAGGAGATAAAGGCCAGAAAGGTCAAGCAGGCTCTAACGGTAGTAACGGTTCAAATGGTTCGAAAGGACAAAAAGGTGAAGTAGGTGGTACAGGTTCTACAGGTCAGAAGGGACAAAAAGGTGAAGTAGGTAGCACAGGTGGAACAGGGTCTAAAGGACAAAAAGGTGAAGTAGGTGCTGCTGGTTCAAACGGTAGTAATGGTTCAAATGGTTCTAAGGGTCAAAAAGGTGAAGTAGGTGCTGCTGGTTCAAACGGTAGTAATGGTTCAAATGGTTCTAAGGGTCAGAAGGGACAAGCTGGTAACAATGGCTCGAATGGTTCGAATGGTTCGAAAGGACAGAAAGGTGAAGCTGGTAATAACGGCTCAAATGGTTCGAATGGTTCTGACGGTTCTAAAGGTCAGAAAGGTCAAGCAGGCTCTAACGGTAACAACGGTAGTAACGGTTCTAAGGGACAGAAAGGTGAACCAGGTACTAATGGTAGTAATGGTTCTAACGGTTCTAATGGTTCTAAAGGCCAGAAGGGTGAAGTCGGTGGAACAGGTGGAACAGGTCAGAAGGGACAAAAAGGTGAAGTCGGTGGAACAGGTGCAACAGGCCAGAAGGGAGAGAAAGGACAAAAAGGCCAGGCAGGTAATAATGGTTCTAATGGTTCAAACGGTTCAAACGGTTCTAAGGGTCAGAAAGGTGAAGCAGGTACTAACGGCTCTAATGGTTCAAATGGTTCTAAGGGTCAAAAGGGTCAAGCAGGTAATAACGGCTCTAATGGTTCAAATGGTTCAGATGGTTCTAAGGGTCAAAAGGGTCAAGCAGGTAATAACGGCTCAAATGGTTCTAATGGTACAGATGGTTCTAAGGGTCAAAAAGGTCAAGCAGGTACGAATGGTTCTAACGGTTCTAACGGTACTAATGGACAGGATGGTTCTAAGGGTCAAAAAGGTCAAGCTGGTAACAACGGTTCTAACGGCTCAAATGGGTCAAATGGTACTGATGGTGAAGACGGTGCTAAAGGACAAAAAGGACAAAAAGGCCAGGCAGGTACTAACGGTACTAACGGTTCTAATGGTGCTGATGGTGGATTTACTACCAACTCAAATGCTCAAGTTAATAGCTTAGGTATTGGAACAGCAGGCTCAGGTACAGCAGGTGAAATTAGAGCAACTAATAACATCACAGCTTTCTACTCTGATGCAAGACTAAAAGACTTTGAAGGTACTATACCTAATGCTCTAGAAAAAGTATTAGCTCTAAGTGGTTATTACTTTAGAGAGAATGAAAAAGCTAAAGAACTTGGCTATGAAAATGAAAGAAGACAAGTTGGTATATCAGCTCAAGAAGTACAAGCTGTATTACCAGAGGTAGTAACAGAAGCCCCTATTGATGACAAGTATCTAACAGTATGGTATGACAAGTTAGTTCCTCTTCTTATAGAAGCAATCAAAGAACTAGCAGTAGATTCACATGCTCCAAAAGGATTAGGAGATATGGAAGGTTATGAAGAATTACTAGCAAGAATAGAGGAGTTAGAAAACAATGGCTAACATGACAAACGTACAAGTATTTATTAGTGCTAAACCTGATAGTGAAAGTGAACCTCTACCAATAGCTATCGTAAGCTATGATGATGATACACAAACTTTTTGGAAACAAGATAGTGATAGGAGTGTTTTAGATAGTCATACAAAAGCTATACTAGACAGTTTCTTTAACGGAGTATAATATGCCAACAGCAGGAGCAATAAGTGCAGCAGGACAACAGAAATCTTTTTCTGATTTACAGACTAAGTTTGGTGGTTCTAATCCTATAACTCTAGGCGAGTATGGTGATTTAATTGGTTATTCATCTGGTCAAATAGATATAGATGACTATGCAGGTAAATCAGGAGTTATTTGGGGAAGTGTGCCATCACAAGGTGGTAATGCAATGTTCCAAACTTCTTCTTCTTCAAATGTAACTGCTTTAGCTATTGCTCAAATTGGTTTTGCTTTTCAACCTGCTGATAAAAGAATTAGAATAAAAATAGGTAAAGGTTCTCACACATCACCTGTTAGTTTTAACTTTAGTAGTATACTAATGACTTATGTAAATGAACCTGCAACTGTTCAAGTAAAATTAACATGGACTGCTGTAACTACTGGTAACGGTACTTTTACAAATGGGTCAGGCTCTTTTACAAGTGGTACTTATCTTACTATTGCAGAACAAAGCTCATCTTCTGATAGTGGTACTTTTTCAGCTTGTACATGGTCAGTTTCAAAAAGCTCATCACAGTTTCTTGGAAGTGCCTCTTTAGATGCAGGTGGATTTACAAGTGGGGTAGCTCTCAATATAAAATGTAGAGCTTTAGATTCTAGTGGTAACGTTATTGCAGAGCAAACATCAAGTCAAGATTTAGACCAACCTATATTCCTTCAAGCTACAAGAAGTGGTGGTGGCTTCGGAGGTGGAGGCTTTGAGCCTTAATAATAGGTATGTTACAATCTCTATATGAAGAAATTAGTAATAAGTTTAAAACGAAGAACAGATAGAAAAAAACAATTTTATAAAAATAATTTAAATAATTATAAATTTATAGAAGCAATAGATTATAAAAGACTTGATAACTTTATAGTCGATGAAGAGTTTAGAGACCCTTTTAGAAATAGACAAGTCTTAAGAAGCGAAGTAGCATGTTTCTTATCTCATAAAAAAGCATGGTCAACATGTTTAGATTTAAATGAACCTGTTATTATCTTAGAAGATGATGCAGTAATAAATGAACATTGGGATGAAGATTACTACCAAGAGCTAATAAATAAATACGATTTTATATACTTACAGAAAAACGAGAACGAACCTGATAAAGTTATAAGTATAGACGATAAATTGGAGATACCTTCTTATCCTTATAATTTAACAGGCTACATAATTAAACCGTCAACAGCAAAGATTTTAATAGACAATATAGATAAAATTATTCCTGCTGATGAATATGTACCTAAATTAATAAAGGAGAAAGTTTTGAATAACGTAGTTTCATTAAAGAAAGATTCTTGTAATCAAATATCAAGAGAAGATAGTCCAAGTGATATTGAAGTTCCAGTAGGTGTAGCTAGAAACTTTAAAGTACATCCTATTACTGTAGGAACAGATAGGAAGAAATGTACTAAATTATTTACAAGTTCTAGAAGTTGTGGAATAGATGTAGTAAACATTGGTAACAATGTAGAATGGCAAGGGACTGACATGGTTGGCCCTGGTGGTGGACATAAGGTAAACCTGTTAAGAGAATATATACAGGATTTACCAGGAGATGATGTCATTTTATTTACAGATGCATACGATGTTTTTTATGCTGATAATTTAGAAACTATTACCGAAAGATACTTAGGATTTAATTGCAAAGTTTTATTCTCAGCAGAACAACATTGTTGGCCTGATGCAGATATAGAGCATGAGTTTCCTGAAGCTCCAACTAAATATAGATTTTT